AACAGATGTGAGAGTTTCAGATTTAAATTTTTCAGTAGTTAAAATTTTAGTTTAATATATAATAAAAATGGGAAGAAAAAAGAAAACAGAAAGCCTTACAAGTCCACAAGGTGGTAATAGAGGTTGCCTATGTGAAGATGGTACATACAACGTAAATTGTTGTGATGGAAGTTTACAAGCACAAGGAGTTGGAAGTTTACAACAACATACTATCTCAAACGTTAACAACACGAATGTAGAACGTACAATAACCGTAGCTAGAGGTTAAGTATATATAACAGAGTAATTAACTAAACGTTTAAAGAATAATGAAAGATAAATTAAAAAGCGTTAGAGAGTTTTTAGAGCAAAAATTCAACGTGAAATTAAAGTTAGAACAAATGGAGGTAAAATTAGCACAAATGAAACTTGCTGATGGTGTTACTGTTTTAGATTTCGATGCCTTAGAAGTTGGAAAAGAAATTTTCATTGTTTCAGAAAATGGAAATGTACCAATGCCTATTGGAGAGTATGAACTTGAAGATGGTAATATGTTGGAAATTTATGAAGATGGTATTATTGGAGAGATTGCATCTAAAGAAGAGGAGCAACCACCAATGGAAGAAAAAGAGCCAGTTGCAGAAGTTCCAGTAGAGGCATCAGTTGAAGCACCACAAGTAGCAAAGAAAACAGTTGAAACAGTATCTAAAGAAACGTATTTCTCAGAAATGGAAGAATTAAAGAGAGAAATTACTGAACTTAAAGAACAGTTAAAACAAAAAGAGGAGGTTAAAGAAGTAGTATTAGAGGAAACTCCAAAACCTATTACTTTCAATCCTGAGAATGTTCAGAAAATGGAGCAAATTAAATTAACTGCTCAAACACAAATGTCTAATAGAGATAGAATTTTAAACACAATTTACAACAACAAATAAAATAAATAAACAATGCCAACAACAACTTCAATTACAAGTACATATTCTGGAGAGTCTTCAGGGAAATATGTTAAAGCTGCTTTATTAAGTGGAAACACTTTAGCGAGTGGAAAAATTACAATTTTACCAAATGTAAAATACAAAACAGTTTTACATCGTTTACTTACTGATGATTTATTGAAAGACGCTTCATGTGATTTTACTGCTACTTCAACAGTTACTTTAAATGAAAAGGTATTAACTCCTAAAGAACTGCAAGTTAACCTACAATTGTGTAAAAAAGACTTTATTTCAACATACCAATCTGAAGAAATGGGAATGTCCGCACATGATGTTTTACCTAAATCTTTCGCTGATTTCTTAATCGCTTACGTTTTAGAAAAAGTTTCTGCTCAAGTTGAGGTTGCTATTTGGAGAGGTGCAACGGGAACTTCAGGTTCAATCGATGGATTCATGACACAATTAACTGTTGACGCTGCTTTACCAACTGCTAACGAAATTGCTTCAACTTCGGTTACTGCTGCAAATGTTATCGATGAGCTTCGTAAAATTTCTACGGCTATCCCAGCTACATTGTTTGGTCGTGATGACTTACATATCTTTGTATCACAAAATATTTACCGTGCTTATATTCAGGCATTAGGAGGGTTCTCTGTAGCTGCAACTTCTAACAATGGTGTAGGAAATAACGGAACACAATGGTTTAACGGTCAAGACTTAACTTTTGATGGAATCAAATTATTTTGTGCAAATGGTTTAGCTTCTAACACTGCAATGGCTACAACTTCAGATAACTTGTTCTTCGCAACTGGTTTATTGAATGATTCAAACTTGGTTAAAGTTTTAGACATGGCAGATTTAGACGGTTCTGAAAATGTAAGATTCGTTATGAGAGCGACTGCTGCAGTTGGTTACCATACAGTTGGAGATATCGTCACATACGGAATTACTAACGCCGCAAATTAGTAACTAACTGATAATTAGTATTTAAGAGGGGAGGTTAAATGCCTTCCCTTTTTTGTTTAACAAATAAAATTTTAAAATTATGGCTTGTGATTTAGCAAACGGTAGAGCGGAGAGTTGTAAAGATGCAGTAGGTGGTATTGATATCATCTACATTGCAAACTTCAACCCAACAATGCAGAGTGATTTAACGTACGATGTAACGTCTACGGATATGATTACTGATGTAAATAATATTAGTAACCTTTATAAATTCTCTTTAAAAGGGAATAATTCATTTGTACAAAAGGGAACTTCTTCAAGAGAGAACGGAACAACGTTCTTTGAGCAAACATTAACTATTGACTTGAAAAAACAAGATGTTGCAACTACTAAAATGGTAAAATTATTATCTTATGGTAGACCACACATTGTTGTAAGAAATAGACAAGGACAATACTTCTTAGCTGGTTTAGAGTTCGGAATGGATGTAACAGAAGCAACAATTGACAATGGGACTAACATGGGAGATTTCAACGGTTATAAACTTACATTCACTGGAATGGAGAGAATACCAGCAAATCATTTAAACTGTTCAACTGAGGCTGCATTAGCGACTTTATTTAGTTCAGCAACTATTGTTACTTCATAGTAATTAACTACTACTACATGAAAGGCTATCTTTAATTAGGTAGCCTTTTTTATTTAACAAATTATTGATTTAAACGTTTTAAAGATATGATAGTTTTAAAAGAATTAAATACTGCTCAAACATTTAGTTTCATTCCTCGTAGTGATACTTATACTACTATGACTATAACGGATGAACAAACGAATGTAACCACAACGGTTGCTATTACTAGTTCAACTAATGTAAGCTATTACCATACGATTACGGCAACTTTCTCACTAATTGAGGAGCATACATATAGGTTAGAGGTTTTAAACTCAACTACACCAGTTTATATTGATAAAATATACTGCACTAATCAGACAATTTCAGACTATACTATAAATAAAGATGTGTACACAAGTACAACAACATCAAATGACTTCATAATTTTAGATTAATGGATAACGAAAAAATACAAGTAATCAACCTTGCTGAATATAAAGCACCGATTATTAACGAAAGTACACGTGAAGACTGGGTTGAATATGGTGAAGATAATAACTACTTTCAATTCTTAATTGATAGGCATATAAATTCGGCTACAAATAACGCAGTAATTAACAATATTACTAGACTTATTTACGGTAAAGGGTTGACTGCATTAGATGCGAATAAAAAGCCAAATGAGTTCGCTCAATTAATTACTTTGATTAGTTCGGATGACTTAAGAAAAATTAGTGTTGAAGCGTATTTATTAGGTCAATGTGCTATTCAAGTACACTACGATAAAGGACATACTAAGATATTAAAAGCGTATCATATACCTGTTCAATTATTACGTGCTGAAAAGTGCAATGAAGATGGAGAGATTACGGGTTACTATTATTCTGATAATTGGGAGGATGTTAAAAAATACAAACCTAAAAGATTAGATGCTTTTGGATTTGGTAAATCAGAGATTGAAATACTTTATGTTAAGCCTTATTCGGTAGGTATGAAGTATTATTCTAACGTTACATATACGGGTGGTTTACCTTATACGATAATGGAGGAGGAAATTGCTGAGTATTTAATTAACGATGTTCAAAATGGTTTTTCGCCTACAATGATAGTTAACTTCGTAGGTGGTACTGGAACAGAGGAGCAAAGAAGACAAATTGAAGCACAAGCTAATAAAAAGTTAACGGGTTCAAAAGGTAAAAAGATTGTTTACTCATTCAATAAAAACAAGGATAACGCTACTACGGTTGAATCTATTCCTTTGAATGATGCACCTGCACATTATCAGTATTTGAGTGAGGAGTGTATGCGTAAAATATTACTTTCGCATAACGTTACTTCGCCATTATTATTTGGTATTGCAACAACAACTGGTTTTAGTTCAAATGCTGATGAGTTAAAAAACTCTTTATTAATATTTGATAACTTGGTAATTAAACCTTATCAAAACTTAATTATAGATGCAATAGATAAAATTTTAGCAGTTAACGGTATTAGTTTAAAATTATACTTCGAGGGTTTAAATCCTTTCGAGGATATGTTTGCTAAAAAAGAAGAAGCAATTGCACAAGATACAACATTGAGTGAGCATAAAAGTAAATTAGAAGTTTACTTAGATTCAATAGGTGAAGTTATAGACGAAAAAGAATGGGTAATTGTAGATGAAAGAGATGTTAATTTAAATGAAGAAGAAATCTTAGATAGACAAATTGAGTTGTTAAATAATCCAAAAAAGAACTTTTTACAAAAATTAGCGAGTGCAGTTAAAGCAATACCAAACGCAAAGAGTGAGCAAGATGCAACTATTAAAGGAGTTAACTATAAAGTAAGATATAAATATTACGGCAATCCTAATCCTGATAGAGATTTTTGTAAGGTAATGATGAGAGCAAATAAGTTATACCGTAAAGAAGATTTAGAAAATGTAAATTCTAATTTGGTTAATCCTGGTTTTGGGCATAATGATGAACCTTATAATGTGTTTCTTTTTGCTGGTGGTCCACGATGTAAACATTTCTTTAGACGTGTTACATTTATGTCAACTAATGGAATAGATGTAAACTCTCCAAATGCTGAAACTATAAGCACTGAAACGGCAAGTAAAAGAGGTTATAGAGTTACAAATCCTTACCAGGTAGGAGTACAAAAAAATAATTTACCTTTAAAAGGTTTTCATCCAGATAATAAGAATTTACCCTCAGACGTTAAATAAAGATGGCAGAAGCACTATTAATTAATAGAACAGATTTAGTTAAGCACACTAGCTTAAACGGAAATATTGATACTGATATATTTATTCAGTACGTTAAAATAGCACAAGAAATTCATATTGCTAATTATTTAGGTACTGATTTATTTAACAAGTTAAAAGCTGATATTGTAGCAAATACTTTAAGTGGTAACTATTTGACGTTATTAACGACTTATGTTAAACCGATGCTCATTCATTGGGCAATGGTTGAGTGGCTACCGTTTGCAAGTTACACAATTAACGGAAAAGGTATATTCAAACATAGTTCGGAAAACGCTAGTAATGTAGATAAAAACGAAATAGACTTTCTAATTGACAAAGAAACTAGTTTGGCTCAACACTATACAGAAAGGTTTGTTAGATACATGAGTTTTAATCAAACTTCGTTCCCTGAGTATAATAGTAATTCAAATGACGATACTTACCCCGACCACGATACTAATTTTACAAGTTGGATAATATGAAGAAAGAAGCTAAAAATAACAACCTAAAAAAGTTAACGTTATTATTAAAGAAGTTAGAACAAAATGAGCAATCAAAGAATAAGTGAATTAACAACAAGTAGTGTTCCAATTAAGGCAACTGATTTTTTAGAAGTATCAGTTTACAACGGTACAACATACGACACTAAAAAAGTTAATTCTGAATACTTAAAACCTTATAAAGTATATTCTGCTTTGATTTCACAAAGTGGAACTTCTGCACCTACTGTTACTGTATTAGAAAATACAATCGGTACAATAGTTTGGGCAAGGAGTGCTTCAGGTGATTATAACGGAACGTTAACGGGTGCATTTACGGCTTCAAAAACATTTGTAAGTTTAACACTTAATTATGTTGGTGCTTCTGTTACTGGTTATGGTGTAAGGTCAAATAACAATGTAGTATTAGTTCAAACAATAGACGCAACAAATACGGGTGTAGATAGCAAATTAAATGTTGCAAGTTTAGAAATTAGAGTTTACCAATAAAATATAAAATAAAATGAGTTTACCAAACATAGACAAATTAGTTGCAAGCAAAGGAGTTTACATTTGCAACGATACAACAGCAGTAACAAAAACAATTGCAGGAATTTTAGTATTAGAAGATACGGTTTTTAGTGCTATTCGTGTGGCGGGTACAGATGTTAAATCTAGTTATATCTCAACTCCTGCAACGGCAGTAAAAGCAGGTGCTTATATTACGGGTTTAGGTGTTCTATTCAGTGGAGTTACTTTAACTAGTGGTTCTGTTGCTTTAGTTATCGGATAATGTACGGAGTAGGATTTGGAATAGGTGCAATAGGTGCTACTACTAAAAGAAGTAGTGGTGTCGCTATTGACACAGACGCACAAGCATTTTTCACGGCTAGTGGTATTACGGATTTAACGCAAAAGAGTGCAGTTAATCAATTAGTTTTAGACTTAAAAAGCAATTCGCTTTGGACTAAAATGAAGGCGTTATATCCAATAGTAGGTGGTAATGCAACGGCTCATTCTTATAACCTTAAAAATACTTCTCAATTTCAATTAAGTTTTTCAAGTGGTTGGACTCATTCAAGTACGGGTATGCTACCGAATGGTACAAGTGCTTACGCAAATACTGGATTAAATACTTCAACTGTATTAAATGAAAATAGTTCTCACTATTCTATTTATTTAAATACAAATACCGATGGATTTTATATTGATTTAGGTAATAGAGATGCAGATTCTGAAAATATTTTTATACCTAAAACTGGTAACAGTACTTTTATAAATGTAAATACTACTTATGGACTTAGAATATCAGTTTCTAATACTGATTCTAGAGGTTTATACGTTTTAAGTAGAACGACATCTAATTTAATGACTTATTTTAAAAATAATTCAAAAATAACTACAAGTTCAGCTTCTAGCGGTTCGGTAAATGGCAATTTTTATTTATCAGCTTGGAATGATAACGGCACTCCTAATTATTTTTCCAATAGAAATATATCTATATGTACAATTGGTGACAGTTTAAGCGATACAGAATCAACTAATTTATCTACTTGTATAAACACATTCAACACAACACTAGGAAGAAACACGTATTAAGATGAACGGAATTAAACTAACAATAGAACAAAAGAACGCTATTCAAGGAGTATTCTACAATGAAAATACTTTTTTTAATTGTGTTCAAGATATTAACTCAGATTGGTTTTTATTTTTAAGCGAATCAGATAAAGCTGAATTACTTAATACTGAATTTAGTTATTTATTATCATTGACTGAATTAGAGTATATACCACCAATTATTGAAAATCCTTTTATCTAATGAATGAATTTGAGAAAACAGTTGTAGGTATAGTAAGTGCGGTTATAGTTGGTGCAATTGCTAGGTTATTTACTAGCCACGCTA